GTAGTGTGGTGAGCGGTGGTGGCGAAGAGCTTCGGCATGGTCTTGTCCTGTCATCGTTGGTCTTTTCATGGGCGTCCCGCCCTGATGAAGACAACTCTAACGCCCCCTCGCACTACGGTGCAAGGGGCTACCCGAACTTTCTCAGATTATTTTCCGTCAGGATCTTGACCTGCGGTTTCGTCCAGTTTCTGGTCTGCCAGTCCTCGCAGGAGCTTCACGACGTACTCGGCTCCCTTGGCTTGTGCCTTGGTGAGCTTGGTACTGGACGCTTCCCAGTTGAAGTCCTCCAGGATCTCAACGAGCTTGATCGCGTGGTTCTTATGCGCCAGCTTCTCAAGCTGGTCGATCCGCATATGGTAGCGCTTGATCTGCTCTTCGGACTGCTTGCGTTCGAACTCGATCGTCTTGTGCAGGTGCTTCTCGGTTTCGGTTTCCTCTGCCATCGTCTGCCGTTTCGTTTGGTGCGGACGGGCCTTTCGGCCCGTCCGCACACCTAGTCGGTTACCCGAATTTCGCGCATGAATCGGAGAATTTCCTGCTGGTCTTCGTGGGCGAGTGCTGAACGCGACATGCAGGTTTCAACAACAGCGTACGCACCAGCGGTGCGCATGTACTTGCTGAGTCCGTCGAACAGGAGGAAAGCGGCGACTGTTGCGGCGTCGGTACCCTTCGCGGCGGCGATGTAGAAACCGGACTTCAGTTCAGTGGCCTTAGACATGTCAATCATCCTCGCGTCGTTGATCGCTGCTTGCCTCCTAAGCCTATCCCGCCCCGCTCCCAGTTGCAACCCCTGGAGCAAGATTTCTCGCAGAAAGTTTCCCGACTCCGATGCGCACGGTAACATACCAGGTCAGAAGAGAGGGCCCAACCTCACGGATGGACCCTCTCCGAGTGCACACCTACATGCACCTCAACCTTACATCACGCCTCAGCAGGCCGCGCGATGATCACGTGGTTCCCGCCGTTGACCTCATCGGGGATGTTGTGCTGGTGCGAGCCGTAGTCGACGGCGAAGCTGATCGTGTAGTCGACCGCACCCGCGCAATCCGAACAGTAACCCGAGGCTTCGGGGTCGATAGGGTGCGTGGTCTCGATAGACCACTCGCCTATGATCGTGGTGTACATGCTGTCATTCTACCAGGTCACGACTCTTTCCGACCCAGTTGTGATCCTGCTTGGCGTGCAGTTCTGCGAAGTCGTGAGGCAGGTAACCCGAAGTCAGCGTGGTTGTGTCGCATTCCTTGCAGTGGAAACGATAACCGCCGAATCGAGCCGTAGCACGGAAGTTCCGGGGCTTGTAGACACGCTTGTACCCGTGGTATCGCATGAAGCCGTCAACATCTTCGACCAGTTCCCGGACTCCGGTTTCACCCGATACCCACACGCCATCCGGGTCGAACGTCATCTCAGGCAGGCGCGGCGCTGACCAGTTGCCAGGATCGGCCTGGTACCCGATGATCTCAGGCTTGCCCACTGCTGCCCCCGTCCAAGATCTCGGTAAGCGCGGCGACCCACGACACCGGCTCCATCCGCGCCACCGACTCGTTGACGAGTGCGCGGATGGCGTCGAGCTTTTCCGACATCTCCTCGTTGGACAGCGTGGTGCCTCGGTATCCGCGTGCGAGCGCTCTAACTCCACGCGCTCCGTCGAGTGCCAGTCCGGTCACCGTTCGAAGTGTCTTGTTGATGTCGGCTAGATGTTGTTCGGCGATGCTTTCCTCTTCGGTGGTCACTTCCCGCCTCCGTTCGTCTTCATCGCAGTCAACTCGGCTCGAATCCACCACTCTGCGTACGCCATGCATTGTGTTTTGCTTGCGAACGGTTGGATTCCGGTAGTAGAGATCTGATTACCGTCCGGTCCGTCAAGGATCGAAGCGATCACGGTGTTGTCGGGCCAATAGTTCGCGAAGAACCGGTCACCAGACAGGACCCAATCGCCTCCGCAGTCGGGGTGCCACTCGGGAAGCGTGATCACTGTCCGCTCCCACCCGGTCGACCGTCGATGCTCAGCCCTAGCTTCGCTTCGACGTATTCGAGATTGCGGAGCGACTTCGCGAGGTTCTCGACCAGATGGTTTCGCCCGTCGTCGCTGACTTCCGCCCACTGCTGCACCAGGTGCATACCCGCCCCTGATACGGCCATGAGCGCATCATGGTGGCGGGTGTCTTCGGGGGTCACTTCCCTCCCCCGTTCGGGCGGTTGCAGGTCGGGCAGAGCGGCGAGCAGCCGTTACATTTGGTCATGATCCGTGTCCTTTCGTCTTGTTAGTCTAGTTCAGTCGCAGGTCATTGATGGTTTCCGCCTGAATGTGCTTGGCTACGACGCCGACGCCGTTGTTCTCGAACCGGGTCGACTTCGCGGCCTTGAGTTCCGCTTCCAACCGGTTGACCTCAAGCTGCGAGTCCTCCCAGAATCCGACAGTCGCGTCTCTGTCCTCATGGTAGTAGTCGGCAAGCCACTTGGCGTCGTCCAGCTCGGTGCGCAGGCGATCGACTTCGGCGAGCAGTTCGGTAACGGTGCTGTCGAAGAGCTTTGCGAGGTTCCGAGACTCTTTGTCCCTGATCTCGGCTAGCCGCTTGTCGGTCATGGGTTCAGACATGTCATATCCTTCCGTCGTGGTCATGTGGTCTTTCCCTGAGTATAGCAAAACCCCGCACCTCTCGGTGCGGGGCCGGGCTAGACGCCGTGTTCCTCTTCCAGCTCTTCGGCGATCTGCAAGAGGTGATCAACGTCGATCCCGCCCGCCTTGAGTTCCTTCGCCCGTTGCCGGAGGATCGACGGAACGGCGAAGCCGAGCACGTCGAGTACGGACTGTTGCAGGATTTCCGGATCGGTACCGTCGAGCGCGTACGTGAGCAGATGGTACGGAGGCTTGCCGGGACCTCGAAGTACGTTGTTCCACAGGTGTTCGGCCGCCGCGTCAAGCGCATCCTTCCCCATGTGTGACCACGGCATGTCCTGCACGTCGATCGGGCGCTGTGCCTTCTGTTTCGCCACGGTTAGCCTCGCTTCGGGTTGTGCGTGAACCACGATCGCTTGACCCGGTCGTAGGCGTCGTACTTGACATCGTCCGCGATGTCCTGCCGCCCCTTCGGAGCCGCGAACGGCGTCCAGGTCGACGCGGCCCGCGCGGGGGCGGACTTGGCCTGCCCGTAGTCGCGCTTGGGAACTTTGCGTGCCATGACTCACTCCTCCGTGTCGTTGTTGACGGGCATACGCTCCAGAACATTCTGGAGACGTTCCCGGGTGTTCTTGAGGTAGCCCTTAGTGGCGTCGGTGTTCGGGAGCGAACCAGCGCGAAGGCGGAGGCTCATGACTTCCGATGCGACCAGGGCGCGCACGTCCGAAGCCTCTTGATCGGTCAGTTCGATGTTTACCACGTCTTCGATCCTCTCATCGTAGCTAGCAATTCCCCTACGCCCCTCCTCCCCCCGTAGCGAGGAGGGGCGACAGGCAGTCGCTATCCGATAACGGACGACTCGGTGTAGGCGTAATCGCCATACTTCTTGCCCTTGAGGTTGGTGGCCTTTTCCGCCTTGAGGGCATCAGCCTTGTTGGCGAAGATCTGGTAGCCCTGCGCGATGTCGTCGCGGTTGAAGGTGTTGACCACGTATACGGTCTGGCCTTTGAGTTCCATCGTCTCGTCCTATCGTCGTTCGTCTTTGGTCCCTCAACCATAACACCCCCTCACGGGTGACCGCAAGGGGGTGTCGGGGTTTTCTTGGATTGGATGTTTGTGCAGGTCAGGGGACCATCCCTAGCGCTTTCGCGGTGGCGCACGGCCACGGCACGCCGTATTCATCAACATCCCCACACGTTGAGCACGCCGGTTCAATGTACCTGTAATCGCCGTTGGGCAGGTATCCCTGTACACCTTCGAGGACGGGCGTGTGCAGCCGCAGCGCGGCGTCGATCATGCTCTTAGCTTCGGCAAGCTCGGCTCGCAGCGTTTCGGTGGGCAGCGGAAAGTTGTACATGGGGCCCGAGTCGCGGACCGGGTACTTGCGTTCGGTGGTCACTGTTTAACCCTCTTCCCTACAAACGGAGCATTCGTCGTTGCACCCGGTGCACGCCGATGTGAAGGCGGTGCCGTTCAGCGCGGCGTCTCGCCACTCGACGGTACGCCGCATGTACTTGTCACGCTGCGCGCAGGCGTGATCATACGCTCGACGGAGTCCGGCGAGTTGAGATTCCAGCTCGTCGCGTTCCGCTGCGAGGTCGGCGATCATCCGCACGTGTCCCTCGCAGGCGAGCTTGAGCATTTCCAGTTCGGTCATGTCATCTGTCCTTTTTCAGTGTTCCCGTGTGCCATGAACCGCAGTAGTCGCAGAAATACACGTTTGCACGTCCATTTTCGGCGTCAAACCGGAGCCTAGGATCACTCGGCGAAGCATACATGGTCTTCCAGTGACCTACGGTGCCGTAGTGCTTACGGGGCCAGTCTCTCGGGTCATCGGAGGGGGATGGTCTGTCAGCGCATCGGTACCCGCAGTACACACCCCAGAACGGGCCAAACCCGTCGAGGTAGTTGCGACAGCGGTAGCACCGACGACGTTCTGGGTATTGGAGTTTGAGGAGGGATTCCGGTTGCGCCTCCCATGCGGAAGCGTCAATACCGCGAACTATCACCTGCATGTCTTTGTCCTCGAATCGTTGACGGGGCCGAACCGTTGTGCAGATCCGGCCCCACGTTGATGATGCGATCTCTATCTTAGCTCGGGTTCGGCAACCATGTCACGTCACTACCGCAGATACGGCAGAAATAGGTTCCCTTCGTGATGCGATGGCGAGTGGCTTCCGAAGCGGCACCACAGGAACACGAGCCGCGCCACTTACCCTCCGGCATGACTGCGTTCTCTGCGCAGCGCTTTGGGGTGGCACCGACATTCCGGGCGATGGTACGCCAGCGTGCTCCGTGTCCGTGACCAGGGCCCGCGATGGCGTGGGCGATCTCGTGAAGGATCGTGTCGCGCACTTCCGACTCGCCGTTCAGGTTGACGTAGTAGCGGGACAGCGTGATCCGTTGAGTACTGAACCTGGTCTGCCCGCAACGGCGCTTGGCATTGTCGAAGGCAAAGGTCCAGCCGCTGAAATCAAGGTCGTAGTCCGCCATCAGCGTGTGTGCCATGTGTGCGGCCTTGTCGAGATCCATCTTGCATCCTTCCGTCTTTGGTCTTGCCTCAACACTACAGGATTCCTGCGCGCCTGCACAAGGGGGCGACTTGCGCAATCTTCGAGGCGGGTGTATCGTGAGACATACGACCACGACGAAAGGACTCACGATGACAGTCAAGCTTCACAACCTCCCTACTCCGATCCGCAGCATCCTTGCGGACGCTGAGCGGGAATCGCACCGCGCCTACGCGGACGCGATCAACCACGAATCCCCGGCCTACGATGAGACGTTCGCCCGGGTCCATTTCACCTACACCGACATGTGCGAACAGCTCATGGTCTGCTACACGTACGGTTGCTACGAGCGGACCGACCTCGGGCAGTACTGCGACGACCACAAGGCGCACGAGGTGATCGGGCTGTGAACGAGGCACCGGCGAACGGCTGGGAACTCGATCCCAAGCAGATCCGCAAGGTCATGGCAACGCTCTCTGATGACGAGTTGCACGCGAACCTGAGCCACGCGTGGCCGCGCATCCGCGAAGCTGCCGAAGCCGAAGCGGCTGCTCGTTGGGCCGAAACGATCATGCCGAAGGACGAACGGTGAGCTACCCGAAGACGTATACGCTGCACCGGATCACGCCCGATGGCGTCGAGAAGGTGCAGAAAGACCTGACGATGATGGATGCGCGTGTCGCGCTGCGATACGTGCTCACCGACAACAACGTGACCGACTACGAGAACGCCCGAGAGGCCGCTTCATCGATCCGCATGACCGGCGAGCGCCTGGAATGCCACGGGTACACGTTCTGGGTGGAACGGGAGCGGCGCGCATGACCGAAGACGAACGGCTGGCCGAACGAGCGCGCCGCATCCACGGTAACCCGTTCAGCCCTGAGAACATGGCGCGAGATGCCAACTTGAAGGGCATCGAACGGGATGCCGTTCCGATCGAACGGACCATCGAAGCACTGAAACGACACCAGGAGGAGGACGAATGACGGAAATGACCGAAGGCGAGTACGTGTACCACCCGACGATGTACATCGTCGAGCTGACGCGAGAAGACGCGATCAACCTCGTGCACGCTGCGCACACGCACGCTGAGAGACTGCTGCCGGTCGAATCCAAGCGGCTGGTGGACAGTGCCAACCGCTTGGCGAGCCAGACCGTGCACTACAGCTAGCAAACCGATGACGTACCACTGGGATCACGCGCACTATGCGAAAACGCAGCACGCGTACAAGAACCAGATTCCCGGACTCCCGTCCGCGTGTGGGCGTGGCAGGTTCCCCCAGGACGCCGCCACGCCCACCATTCCCGTATCGGCGTGCAAGTGGTGCGCCGCAATCACCAAGCCACCGAACGCGGAGACGCTGGGCGGATCGTTCGAGAAGGGATACCCGTGGGCACAGCACAGCGATTGGCACCGGTCACGGGCCGGAAAGCAACACCACTTGCCAGAACCGCGTTCGCGGTATGGGGACTGATGACCGAAGTCGTCGGCGCGACGTTAATCGTCGGCACATTGACCGTAGCAGCACTGACGATCGCCGCTACCGGCTTCGCGCTGGCGATCTGAGAGGATATGAGCATGACAGAAGACAAGCAACCCGATGCTACTGACCATGCGTTCGCGCTGGTTGAACACGTCAACAAGTTCGCGAAGATCGCGCCGACGATGGCGGCGTGGGAACACGACAGGTCCGCGCTCGCCGAGCACCATGTGTCAGCGGCACGTGCGATCGTGTCTGGTGGTACCGAGCTACGCAAAGTGCTGTGGGCGCTTGAAACCGTGGCAGAGAGCATCGTCAAGGCGCATGACGATGCACAGGAGAAGCGCCTTGACGCGTTCTTCGAGACCACTATCGAGGGAGTGTGAATCCCGAGGTGCTTGCCACGCTTGTCGGGCTGCTCGCCATGATCCTGTTCGTACTCGTCTGCTACATCATCGAAGCGGTTTGGAATTGGCGACGATGAACGAGCGGAAAGGTTGGGTCATTCTCGCTGTTGGCGTGTTCCTCTTCGCGGTCTTCTGGCTGGGGTTCGCGCTGGCGATGTACCTGTACAGCACTGATCTCGCAGAGAGGATCTTGCAGTGAATGCCGATGCGTTGATAGTGGCAGCTACGCCCGCGCTGGTGTTCGTGGGATCGGCGATCGCCTACTACGGTTTCACCGAACGCGGCGATCCCGATCCGGTCCCGAGGGTTCGCAGAGGCGAATCTGAGTATGAGCCGTGGGGCATTCCGTGCCGCGTGCGAGCGTACCGGATTCCCGGTGACGGCATCCGCAGATCGTACAAAGACGCACAGCACGACACACGACAGCTGATGAAGATCATTGACGCGAGAGGAGACAAGGCATGAGGCGAGCTGAGGTCGATTGCATGACGGCAGCCGAGATCGCCGATGAGTTCGGGTTCAACATGACGCACATCTACGCACTCACTGGACCGACGAACGCGCACCGAGATGCGGAGTTGTTCCGGCACCGCGTCGAGACGGACGAGACCTGGCGGAAGGCGTACAACCCGAAAGCCAAGTACGTCTACCCGAGACGGGAAGTTGCCCGTTGGTACCGGGAGCGGAGAACGATAGCGTAAGACCTAAGCGCACCTCTCCGGAGGTGCGCTTTTCTGTGTGATACTTGCAGGTATGGACATGAACCTCGATCTTGGCGCAGCTATCACGGACGCGTTTGACGACCTTACGCGCGTCAAGATCGATTACGCAGGCGATCCTGTTCGGTGGGCAGAAGAGCGCGGCAAGGTGCATCTTTGGTCGAAGCAGCGGGAAATTCTCGAATCGGTCAGAGACAACAGACGTACCGCTGTTCACGCCTGTCACTCTGTAGGCAAATCGTTCGTTGCAGCGGTTGCGGCGTGCTGGTGGATTGATTCGCACCCCCCAGGGGAAGCATTCATTCTCAGTTCTGCGCCGACCGCAGCGCAGGTAAGGGCCGTACTCTGGAGGGGTATCAACCGTATTCATGCCAATGCGGAACTACCGGGCAGGTGCAACCAGGTTGAGTGGTTCCTGCCAACTGGACAAAATTCAGAAGAATTGGTAGCCATCGGGCGCAAACCTTCGGAACACTCCGAAGCTGCATTCCAAGGGGTGCATGCCCGGTATGTTCTCGTAATCCTCGATGAGGGCAGCGGAGTACCGGAGGCATTGTGGAATGCGACCGAAAGTATCGCTTCGAACGCTAATGCCCGGATTATGACCATTGGGAATCCAGATCTTACTACCGGCCCGTTCGCCGATGCCTGCAAGCCTGACAGCGCGTTCAACGTGATTCACGTGTCATATCGCGATTCTCCAGCGGTGACCGGCGAAGAGGTCCCTCAAAACATCCTCGAAGAGCTGATCTCTCCTGAATGGGTCGAAGACCGCAGGCGTGCGTGGGGTGAAGACTCCGCACTGTTCGCGGCCAAGTGCTTGGGGGAGTTTCCGAGCGCATCGGCTGATCCTTGGCGCGTCGTTCCTGAGCAGAACGCTGCGCAGTGCCGATTCATCGAACCCGCGTATAACCCCGATGCCGTTCGCATCGGCGGGATTGACGTTGGTGGTGGTGGTGACCGGACGGTTCTTGTGGAGCGCGTAGGGAGCGCTGTACGCCGTATCGAGAGCTTCGCTGACACCGACCCCATGAAGACGGTAGGTCGACTGGCAAACCTGGTAGAGGAATGGAACCTTGAGAAGGTTCGTATCGACACCGCTGGGATCGGGTGGGGGGTGGCGGGAAGGCTGCGCGAGGTTCTCAAGGAACGTGGGAGCAAGTGCACTGTGAAGGGGTTGAACTTCGCTTCCAAGTCGACGCAACCGAAGCGCTTCCTCAACTTGAGAGCAGAAGCGTGGTGGAACGGTCGCGAGCTGTCACGTAACGAGTTGTGGTCTCTGGCGAACCTTGACGATGACGCGATTGGCGAGCTGACCACGCCCCGTTACGAGATCGTTGACAGCTCGGGCAAGATCAAGATTGAGAAGAAAGACGAGGTTCGCGAGCGCCTTGGGCGATCCCCTGACATCGCTGACGCGCTCCTCCTCGCGTTCTACGACGGGACCGGGAACGCAGAGGCTCACGATCCGAGGCAGGCGTACGCAGGCGCTCGATTGGATGAGGTCGCAGGGACGTACAGCCATTTCGGCGGCCCGCAGATCGAAGGATTGCCGTTCTCGATTCCGACGCCGCTCGGTACGCGACTGACACGCTGAAAGGGTCCGCCATCCCCCAGATGTCGGACCCTTTGCATAGACTTGCGGCGCATTCAGTTTAGCAGGTTGTCAGTCTCTGTCCTGTTCGCGTGCGCACCACTGGCACACTGTTTCCAGGTTGTCATAGCTGTCCGGCTTGAACCAGACACGGCGCACGACCTTGAGCATCTTCGCGGGCGGAGTCCGTCCGCAGTTGCTCGTGCAGCGGTACCCGTCGCGCTCTTTGATGATCGGCGTGAACAGTTTGTGGTCGCCACCGACAGGCGGCATCATCGTCATCGTCATCGGGGCAGCCGCGAAACGAAGATCTCGGGAACGATGGCACCGGGGTTGTCGGTCATCGACACGAGTCGGGTACCGACCGCGTTGGCGTAGGAACGCGCCTTCATCTCCCATGCGAGCATCAGGGTAGCGTACTTCGCGACGGTGGCGAGGTCACCGGCCGCGCGAGCCCGGAGGGATCGACGCAGGCTCAGGTTGCGGTGGGTGGTGGCCTGGTTGAGGAGGTCGAGAGCAGTCATCGTCTTGTCCTTTGCGTCGTGTGTCTTGGTACCTCTCAATAGTGCGCCTTCCGGGGCCGGTCGTCAAGTCCCGCAAGCAAGATTTCTAAATTTATTTTGCGGGGTCCCGGTGCTGCGTACGGGCCTAGGCTGATGTAGGGTAGAGACAACGACGAGAGGACATGAAGATGAACGTCAAGACTTGGGAAAAGGTCGAAGAGCCGAACGCCTGGACGGGTGAAGTGCACATCCGCTACATGCGTTTCTACTCCAACACCGACCGCACCAACCGCACCTACTCGCAGGTGTACGAGCTTGCGGGACGCATCTACTGGTCAGCGAACATCTACATTGCTTTTCGTCCCGACCTCTCCCGCCTGGTGTCCGGCCGTTACGCCGCTGTCCCCGGTGCGCTCGCAGTGGCGAAGATGCGCGCCTCACGGATTGCGCTGGACGCGCTGCGGAAGGCAGAGACGCGGCGACACGCCGTGTAGGTCAACCGAATAGCGCCCCGGACTGTACGAATGTCCGGGGCTTTCGTGTGCCCAAAAGTCAGAGCGGTGCTCTCGTCTGTGCTACCGTGACTCAATGAGTGACACGGTGATTACAAGCGAATCGAGAGGTGACAGCCATGCCTAGCAATTGGCGATTGGCGAAGAGTCTCGACGTTCTGCGAGACGAGATCAAATCGAAGTATTCCGGGACTACTGTCTGGACTATCGGAGACGCTGACCACCAGAGCGGGTACTCAGATCACAACCCCACGACTAAGGGCGTTGTCTGCGCTATCGACGTCAAGGCCGATGGCGGTATGGAGCTCCACGCCTTCGTGCGGCACCTGGTCACGAGCCAGCACCCGAACCTGCGGTACGTGATCTTCAATCGGAAGATCTACCAGCGTAGGAACAAATTCGCTGCACAGGACTACAACGGCAGCAATGCACATGCGACCCATGTGCACGTGTCCGTTGGCAACGGCCCGGATGGCCGGAGCACGAGCGGCTACGACAGCACGGCATCGTGGGGGATCGATGATCTCGGAAAACCGTCGAAGCCTTCGAATCCGTCGAAGCCGAGCAAGCCGAGTACCGAAAAGAACAGGTTGGGGGACAAGATGCCGACGCTCAAACGCGGTAGCAAGGGAACCGACGTGCGCCGTCTGCAAGGGCTGCTCACTGCGAACGGGTACAAGACCGCCATTGACGGCATCTTCGGGCCGCAGACCGAGAAGAAGGTGCGGGCGTTCCAGTCGAAGCACGCGAAGCCCGTGGACTCCATTGTCGGGAAACTGACCTGGAATGCCCTGCTGGGTGTTTAGGTGCTGCCCGAACTGAGCCCTGAGGTATGGACCGCAGCGGGAATCATCGGGGCAGCGCTACTAGGCGGTATTGTAAGAAAGGTGTGGAATCCCTTGCGTAAGTTCGTCGCAACCGTCGATGCCATCGCGGGCAGGCCGGAGCGCTACCCCGGTGACGAGGAGGCGCAGCCCGGACTTGCCGAACGCTTCGACAGGATCGACAAGTCGATCAAGGGCGTCAACGAGAAGCTGACGGCGATGCGATCCGAAGTCGACGCCGTGAAGACGCACGTACAGAACCTGGAAACGGAGTGCCCGTCATGAGCGGACCACGCGCAACCATCTACGCACTCGGCGCGGCGCTGATCGCAGTGTTCGCCTACTACACCGGAGCTACGTCGGAAGAGGTCGCGCTCTGGGCTGCACTGCTCGCAGCGACGATCCCGTTCGGCGCGCTCGTTCTCGCGACCGTGAAGACGTGGCCGCGCAAGCCGAAGGCGGAATCTGATAATGCCTGAGTGGTGGCTAGTCGCGCTGGCATCGCTCGCGGCTTACCGAGTGACACGACTAGTCACCTCCGACAAGATCACGGAACCGATTTTCGATCGGCTGCGGTTCGGACTCGAACGCCGTTGGTACGAGAAGCACGGGCCGATCGGATCTGATACGCACTTCAATTCGAAGCTGGCGTACCTACTCTCGTGCCCGTGGTGCCTCGGATTCTGGGTGTGCGGCGTGTTCACGGTGGTACTATCGGTGGCGTATGGACTCGATTACCCGATACTCACATGGCTGGCGATGTCAACCGTGGTCGGATTCTTGGGACGCATCGACGGGGATTAGGGCAACACATGGGACTTCCGGCGTTCGGCACTACGCTCATAGCGTCCGCTTCCGTGCTGTCCCCTGCACGCGCCTACAATCCGCAATACACCTCCGTACAGGACCAGCTCTGGGATTACTACTACCGGCTGGAAGAGTTCTCGGCTGCGGTCAACTGGAAGGGCAACGCGCTTTCGCGTGTTCGACTGCTTGCAGCCGAGTACATTCCCGGTGGCGACGAACCGCTGCCGATCGCCGAAGGACCGGCTGCCGATGCGGTAGCTCGGCTCGCGGGCGGCATCGGCGGACAATCGCAGCTTATGAAGCTTATGGGGATTCACTACAACGTCCCCGGTGAGGGTTGGCTTGTCGGCCACGAGGACGAAGACGGCGAAGAGATTTGGGCGGTATATTCCGCTGACGAACTCCGTGTGCGCGAAGGCGTGTACCAGCTTCGTGTAGGCGAGTCGCAGCGCGCCTGGGAAGCGCTCGGGTCTGACACGATGGTGGTCAGGTTCTGGCGTCCCGACGAGCGGTACTCGTACCGCGCGACCTCGGTAGCGGCGCACGCGCTCGGGTCAATGAGCGAGCTTGATCTCATCAATAAGCGCATCGTGGCGGAAACCGTATCGCGTCTGGCGTCGAACGGCATCCTGCTCTACGACCGTGGCAAGCTCTCGTTTCCGCAGACCGCGAATCCCAGCGGCGTGGAAGGGCAGGACCCGTTCGCGCAAGTCCTCGTTGAGGTTGCGTCGCGCGGTATCAAAGACGCGATGAGCGCGGAAGCGGCGCTCAAGCTACCCGTGGGCGTCGACCTCGGGGACAACACCGAAACCAAACTTGCTGATGTCATGATGGCGTTGGATCTGTCGAACCCGATCGATGACAAGCTCATTCCCCAACGCGAAAGCGCGATCCGCCGTCTTGCCACCGCGCTTGATCTTCCGAGTGACCTGCTCCTCGGCGTGTCTGGCATGAATCACTGGGGTGCGGCACAGGTTGAAGAGTCCGGCATCAAACTCCACATTGCGCCTGACGCTGAGATGATCTGCCACGCGCTCACGAAGGGGTACCTCACCCCGGTGCTTCGCGCGGGCGGGCATGACCTGATCGGCCCCAACGGCGGCCGTATCGTCATGTGGTACGACCCGAGCGAGATCGTGCAGCGTCCCGACAAGTCGGATGACGCGATCCTGGCGTATGACCGACTGGAGATCAGCGGTCGGGCGTTGCGTCGTGAGATCGGCATGTCGGAATCGGACAAGCCGAGCTCTGCGGACTTGGACGAGATGACCGATAAGCTCGAACGCCGCAGCATGGGCGCGGCGGCTGTCGCGAACCCCCCACAGGCTGAACCTGAGATGGGTACCGAGTCAACGGAAGGTGACGCCGGTGCCGAAGACCCCGCGAATACACAGGCGCGGAACCCGGGTGAGGTCTGATGGCTACCGTTCCGCTGCAAACCCTGGAAGAACTCGAACTCAGTTCCGAGGAGTTCGAGACGTTGGTCATGGCCGGTCTCACGGCCGCGATGATCGAAGTGATGAACACCGAGGACATCGAACGCGCACTGCGTGAAGCGGATCAAACCGCGATGGACGCGATCGTGGCGATCTGGGCGGCGTATGTCGCAGCCGAGCTGTCCCCCGCGCTTGAGCTGAACATGCTGAACGCGAGCGTTTCCACGGTCGCGCACCTTGCCGAAGCTCTCGGTAACCCGCTTACGCTGCTCACAGATCAAGCACTCGATACCGAGCTGTATCTACAACAGGCAGTGAACCGTCTTGTGGGCATCGGTGACGCCCTTTGGTTCAACGCGCGTGCCGCGCTGGTTGAGGGTACTGAACTTGGCGAGTCGATTCCGAAGCTCGCCGCGCGTGTCCGTGACGCCGTTGGCGTGACCGAAGGTCGCGCACGGATGATTGCCAGAACGGAAGTCCACGGCGCACGCAACACGGTAGCTATGGGCACCATGCAGCGATTCGAGTCGGCATACGGCATCCCCTCCGGTGTCATGCGCAAGGAGTGGCAGGCGACCGGGGACACGCGCACGCGCATAGAGCACCGAGAAGCGGACGGCCAGACAGTCGCGTTCACAGAGCCGTTCATGGTGGGAGGATTCCCACTGGCGTTCCCGGGCGATCCGAGCGGCCCGGCTGCGCTCGTGATTAACTGCCGATGTGCAACTTTTGCGGTGTTTGACCCCAATGACCTGAACTTGAACGACAACGGCGCGGTACTCACGCTGAACGCCGCTGCCTACGAAGAGGAGCAACCCATGCCTTGGGAAATCCAGACGGGCAACCCCGGTTGCGACTCGGGTGAGTTTGCCGTGGTCAAGATCGAAGACGGCGAAGTCGAAGGCTGTTACGACACGGAAGAGGCGGCGCTCGCTCAAATGGCAGCGCTGTACGCGTCTGAAACAGATCGTGCAGCCCCAATGGCGCGAAACGTCGCCCCGTGGTCCGGCGTGATCGTGGTTGAAGGTGCACCCGCCTACGACGGGCAGGAATATGCGGTCGGCGCGCTGACGTGGCCCGAACTCGGTGCGACCGAATCACTAGAGATTCCACTCGGCTGGAAGTACGAACGCGCGCACGGCGGCGTTGACAACGGCAACACCGTAGATGTCGGGCGTGTCGACCACATCGAGCGCATTGGGAACGAGATTCACGCGCGTGGCGTGCTTGACCTGGATTCCCCCTGGGGCCGCGAGGCTGCTCGGCAGATGGGTACTCGAATGGATCCCGGATTCCTCGCGGGCATCTCCATCATCGATGACAGCGGCAACCAAGGTGATGTCGAAGTGGTCATGCCTGATGGTTGCGAGGAGCTGCCAGAGGACGCCGAAGGTTCCGAAGTCGCCAGGTGCATGACTGCCGAAAAGGTTATCTACCATTCCGGTCGGATTCGTTCCGCAGACCTGGTGAGCATTCCCGCCTTTGTTGAGGCTCGCGTGTACCTGGACGACGAAACCGCTGTGCCCGAGCCTACTGCCGATGATCTCGACGCGGAAGAACTCGTCACCGCTTCGGCCTACACGATCACGATTCCCGATCTTCCCCCGGCCGACTGGTTCGACGAGCCGAAAGAGGTTCCCGAGATCGGTGCCATCACGGTCACCGACGATGGCAGATTCTTCGGCTACCTCGCGCCCAAGCAGGTCGCGCACCGAGGCTACCGCGACAAGCGGGTCACGGTTCCGACAGGCAACGTCGACTACGGCATTTGGATGAACCGCGCCACCATGGTTGACGACGGCAAGGGCGGATACATGAAGATCGCCACAGGCCCCATCACGATGGACTGCGGACACGCGTCGATGGGTCCGAAGGGCTCGGCTCGGCGCGAGCACTACGACAACGCGTGCTCAGTGGTTGCCACGGCTCGTGTTGGGGAGAACGCGCGCGGCGTGTGGATCTCGGGCGCACTCATTCCGGGAGTGAACGCCGATCAGGTTGCGCGCATGATGGCGTGCCAGTTGTCCGGCGACTGGGGTCCGCACCGCGAGAAGCCCGGTAAGCGCGAGCTTGCCGCTGCGCTGCTCGTGCCGGTGCCGGGGTTCCCGACGCGTAGCCGGTCGTTCACGATTCAGGGCGGTGAACTCGCCCGAACCGTGACGCCGGTCCGATTCGGCACGCACGCGGGCGTAGTTGAGCCGGTGGGAATGCGTGCCGCTGCTGACAGGATGGCTGCTCAAGTGGGCCGCGATCCTGAATCAAGAATGCGTGAGTTCGCCGTGAGCTTGCGCAAGACCTTGAGAGGTGATGAGTGATGGGCTGCAACTGTGGCAAGAAAAAGGGCGGGGTGTCGGTGTTCTCCACGGAGGAACAGGCGCGTATCGCCAAGCAACGGAACGTGACTGTCATGACTTCGGCTGGCTCTTCGAACGGTTCGAAGACGAAGACCGCCACGACGGACAGTTAATAGCACACGATTCGAAGGCGATTTCTCAATTTCGCCTGTGAATCGTGTGTAGAATCCGGGTATTCACTTCAATACACAGAGGGAACGCGATGTCAAAGGACAACGAGGCGGGGCAGACCCTGCCGGACGGGGGCGACGAGCTTACCGCCGCATTGGCGGGGAAGTCCGAAGCCGAACTGTCCAACATGCGTGACGATCTGGTCGCGGCGTTTGACGCCATCTACCAGGACGGCAAGGCGGATATCGACGCTGACGGCTTCGCGAAGCTCGAAGTCATCAAGACGCAGATTCTCGCGGTGAACAACACCGCCGAGGAGGTCGCGACGACCAAGCGCGCGAACGCCGAACGGGCCGCCGCTCTCCGCGAGGCCATCAAGCCCGCGAAGACTGAGGCTGTCGAAGACGGTGAAGGCGGCACCGAAGCCGGGGACGACGCTCCCGAGGCTGCGGCTCCCGAAGCGAGGGAACTCGTTTCCGCTGGCATCGATGAGAAGGTGCTCACCGCTTCCATCACGACCGCCATCGGCGAGACCATGAAGGCGTTCGCAGGTGACTACCTCAAGCCGACGACCGACCTGAACCAGCGCGTGCGACTCGGCACGATTCAGCAGTACGCGCCCGACGCCAAGGTGCACGAGGCTCGCTCTGAGGCCGTGATCGTGGCTTCGGCCGACATCCCCGGCTTCGCCCAGGGCGGTCGGCTTGACAACATCACGCAACTCGGCGAAGCGATGCACCGACGTGCGAAGATGCTCCCGGTCGGGCGCACGGGGAACCCCGAAGCGGTTCCGGTCGCGAGCCTGGAGCGCGAGTTCACGTTCACGCTGAACAAGAACTCCACTCCCGAGGACATGAACGAAGTTCTCAAGGCCGCTGCGGATGAGGATGTCCTCGTTGCCGCTGGCGGCTGGTGCGCGCCTTCAGAGATCTCTTACGACTTCTTCAATGTCGTCTGTGAAGACGGCATGATCGACCTGCCTACGGTTGGTCTGTCCCGTGGAGGCGTTCAGTACCCGACCTCGCCGAGCTTCGGCGACCTCGCTTCGGACCCGGGCATCGTCTGGACCTGGACTGAGGCCGACGACATCGAAGCGGTTGACAGCTCGTCTGTCTTCAAGCCGTGTGTGCGTGTCGAGTGCCCGACGTTCATTGACAGGCGCGCCGACTGTGACGGTTTCTGCGTCACTGCGGGCAACCTGATCGACTACGCGTACCCCGAACTGATTGCCAACTGGCTGCGGCTGGTCATGGCGATCCGCGCGAAGGCGACGAACGCGCGCATCATCGATCTGATGCTGAACGGCGGCGGCTCCGGTGACGCGATCTCCGCGAGCATCGCTGTCGATCACTCCGGGCTGCTCGGTGCAACCACGTCGGCGCTGCTCAGCTCCATTGAGCTGTCTGCCGTTGACTACCGCGAGAAGTACTCCATGTGCTTCGACGCGATCCTCGAAGTCGTCATGCCACGGTGGGCTCAGGCGGTCATCCGCGCTGACCTCGCGAACCGCGACGGCATCGACGTCTTCGGCGTCACGGACGGCATGATTGCCGACTGGTTCAACATCCGTGGTGTCCGTGTTCAGTTCGTCGGCGACTGGCAGGTCCGTTCGGGCACTGACCCGGGTGGTGCCACCCCGGCCACCGGTTGGCCGCTGACCATGGATTACATGATCTACGCTCCGGGCACCTTCATCCGAGGCAACTCGATGTCGCTTGACCTTGGCGTTGTTCGTGACTCCGTGCTCAACTCCACCAACGACCACACGGCCGCATGGGCTGAGGACTGCTATGCGCTGCTGAAGCCGGGGCACGAGTCCCGCGTGGTCACGGTCGACATCTGCTCGTCCGGCGAGATCGGTGCCCGCACGTTCACGTGCGAGGGTTCGTAATCGAACACGAGACGGATAGAGAGGAGGTGAGCGGCGATGAGTCGCGGAAGATTTCAGATCCCCAGTGACGCACTGCCGTTCACTTCCCCTGCGTACGACCTGTTGACCACCGCAACGCAGCTCGCACTGCCCGACAACGCTCATTGGAAGATGGGCCTACAGTGGCAGTCGATGTGTCCGGACGCAGATGGTACGTACGGGGAATGCACGAGTCCGGACGGGACACCGGTCCCCGCGCCCAAGGCTGATACCTGGAGCAGGAACACGCGTGGAGCGACACCGGTAACGGTGTACAGCCGCATCGACTGCGCTCCAGTAGCGGAGTGGAACCAGCTTCCGGAGCAGAATCGACAGGCGTTGCTGCGTGCCGAAGCTGCCGAGTTGGAGCGCATCATCTGGACCGGTGAGGCCGAACAAGGCAGCGGCAACGTTACTGTGTTCCCGCACCTTGCCGACGACGGACCAACCGTGATCGACGGTGATGACATCCTCCAGGTTGCCGCAACGGTGGTCACGGATATCCCGCAGACGATTGAGGTCGGCATTGGGATGATCGAAGACGCCATGCGGGACTGCTACCACGGCGTAGCCACCCTGCATGTGCCGATTCGGCTCGGTGCGCTCATGGCGGAAGCCGTACTGCTGGCACCGCGCGCTGGTGTCATGTACACGTCTTCGGTCGGTTCGAAGGTGGTGCTCGGTGAATACCCGGGTACCGCTCCGGACGGGACGAGCACTGACGGCGTGACTTGGGTGTACGCCACGGGTGCCGTGTTCTTCCAGCGTGAGCCTACGCCGCACACCTTCACGCCTGTCGAGTCGTTCGATCGTGACGTGAACACGCTCAGCATGATTGCGGAGCGAACCTATGTCGTCGGTTGGGATTGCTGCCTCTTGGCAATTCCGATCCTGAACGGCGAAGACATCACATCGTAAGGGGGTTGATACAGGATGTCACAGTGCGCTAATCCAATCAGAGGCGAAATCGTTCGCTTCACACTGCTTGACCAGTGCGGAGTCCCCGTTACGGGTGATGGCTCCGCTCAGGTCACCACGGACGCGTGGACCGAAATCACGGTCACGCCGAACTATGAAGACGGTACCCGTCTTCTCCAACTCAAGGCGAACGGTGAACCGTGCGTCAACGAGCAGAGCCCGTCTTTCCTGAACTGGATTGATGAGGTCACGAACCTGTGCACGCTCGACGTTGACCTCATCGCGCTTGTGTTCGGTGAGGACCCGATCGTGTCCAATGCGCAGGCTGACTTCGTCGGTGTGCAGTTCGGTACCGGTCTGCTGAACGCGCGATTCTCCAAGGAAATCTGGCAGCCTGTCGCGGGAGAGGACGCCTGCGACGCCGAAGGCAATCAGCGGTGGATCTATTGGGCGTTCCCGCACGAGTACAACGCCCGTGTTGAAGCGCTCACGTTCACGAACGACGTGTTCACTTTCGGTTTCGCGAGCATGAGCAAGCCCGCGTCGCCGCTGTGGAACATCGGTGACCCGTGGTTGTCCGACTCGCCTGTCAGCACGTGGGAACCGGGGAAGCACTTCGCTTTCGCGATCACCACGGTTCAGCCTCCCGAGCCCGCTTGCGGCGCGGTGGAAATCGGCAGCTGATAGGATAGATGGGCAGATGTAGCTCATCATGCCGGGGGAGTGCTCACCTAGTCACCGGGTTGCACTCCCCCACTCTTATGCCGAAAGGACGACGATGCAAGACGATTCCGTAAGACCATTTCTCGGCACCGGGCACGGTCGATCGGGAACGATGTGGACTGCGGAGTTCTTCACGCGTATCTGTTTTCCCACGTACCATGAACGGCAATTCTCGCCGATCCGGAACCACACGCTGACACACCATGAGATTTCATGGCTTGCGGTACCGTTCCTGTCTACGATTCCCGACGACACGAGGATACTCCGCGTGGTTCGAAACCCGTACGATGCCGTCACGTCGGGAATGCAGATGGACTTCCAAGAGCGACCGGGTGCCACGTCGTTTGATCGGTTCATGGAGCAGCACCGGCCTGATATCGCCGATGCACCGGACAAGCTCACGCGAATTATCCGGTGGGTGGCGTTGTGGGACTCACCGATAGACCAGATGCCGCACAAAGTGATCCGACCTGATGCTGACACGCTTGACCAGCTAGGCGAAGTTGTCGAGTATGCGACCGGTGTATCTGTTTCGCAGGCTGCCATGTCGAGCGCGTGTAGCTACTTGGGTAGTAAGGTGAACACGAAGGCGGTGCGCAGAAACCCGACCACGCGTGAGGACATCGATGAACATCCCGAAGGTTGGCGAATCCGGGAACGAGCGGAACGGTTCGGGTATGCTTGAGTCGGTGATCCCGCAACTGATACACTCACATGTTCTTAGGATGAACGCCGCGTCTCGTGGGGGTGCGTCGTGACAATTCCTCACGTGATGCACCACATCTGGCTAGGTAGTCCGTTGCCGGAACATCTTGCCTCGAACATCCGGGAGTGGCAAAGACTTCATCCCGAGTGGGAATCATTGGTGTGGGGCGACAAAGACTTCGGCTGGCTGCAAAACCAAGCACTGTTTGACCGGGCAGGCGATCTGGTCCCTCGTGACGCTGTTTGGCAGTTCAAATCTGATTTGTGTAGATACGAAATCCTGTTGCAGTACGGCGGATGGTACTGTGATACAGATACCCGTCCTCTTCGTGCGATCGATTCCGCGCTAGCTGGGCATGACGTGTTCGCGGCGATGGAAGATAGCAATTACGTGGGAAATACCTATCTGGGTTGTACTCCTGATCATCCGATAATGCGTGAGATCATCGGGGCCATTCCCAGAAACGTCAACCGTAACCAAGGTAAGCGTCCGAACGTGCTTACGGGACCTAAATTCATCACTCCGATCTGGAAGCGGAACGGGGGGTATGCGGCACAGCCTCACCTTTGGTACCCATATAGCTACACTCACGTGAAAAGCGGAACTGTTCCTACCGATTATCACCCGGAAGCGTTTGCGGTTCACGAGTGGTTTCACACCAAGAGCGTTATGGAGGCAAGACGTGCTGTCACTCGATGAACTCGCCGAACTCGACGGGCTGATTCCCCGCGAAGTCGGCGAACACCTCCTCAAGCTCGCGGCGCGCGTGCCAGTCGATCAAGCCATCGTGGAACTCGGATCGTACCGAGGCAAGTCGACGTGCTACCTCGCGACCGGGGCTCGGCAGGGCAACGGGGCGCACGTGTACGCCGTTGATGCTTGGAGCGAAGAGGTTTCCGCATGGCGACACAAGGTGTTGGAACGGCTCCCGTCGCCCCTGTACTCCGACTTCCGGGCACAGATCTCGAAGGCCGGTTTCAGTGACGAACACGTAACCGCTGTCAAGTCGCTGTCAACCATGGCCGGTGACCACTACGAGGGGCCTCCGGTTGGGCTGCTGTACATCGACGGGGACCACTCGAAACGCGCCGCTATCGCTGATCTCCGCGCGTGGCGAGCGCATCTCACTGACGATGCCCTGGTGGTCTTCGATGACTACGCCATGACGAACAACCCCGGCGTCAAGGTTGCGGTTGAAGCGCTCACCGAATCAGGCGAGCTTGCCGACGTGCAAGAAGTCGTGTCGCGCATCGCGGTGTGCAAGCTCGGTGCCGTTCGCGGTGCGCGCAAGCCGGGGGTGGGCAAGTGAAGTCGATTCAGTACACGCCAGCTGGCTACTGGAACCGTCGCTACCGTGAAGGTCGCACATCGGGCGCAGGTTCGGAAGGCGAAGAGGGTGCTTACAAAGCGCGATACGTCTCCGAATTCATCCGAGATCACAACGTCACGAGCGTGATCGACTGGGGTTGCGGTGACGGACAGGTTCTCGAACTGATCGACCTGCATGGAGCGCTGTACCACGGTGTTGATTGCGCGCCGACGATCGTAGAACGTATGCGTCGGAAGTTCCCTCAGCACTCTTTCAGTACTGATGAAGGCACTCAACCTACCGCCGAACTTGCGATCAGCATGGATGTGCTGTTCCATCTGCCGTCCGACGACGATTACAGTGCATACCTGCGCAATCTCTTCGGACGCTCGCGACGCTTCGTGGTCATCTACGCCACGAACTACGCGGGTGGCAGAACGGCTCGCCACGTCTTTCGCCGCGAGTTCACTCCGGATATCGCCGAGCGGTTCCCCGATTGGGAACTCACGACTGTTGAGACGCCGCTCCGCGAAGGGCTCGCGTCGTTCTTCGTGTACGAAAAGAAGGCATGATGCGACTCTCAGTGAAGATCATGGCGCACAAGAAACGTGCACGGCATATCCCGGGACTTCTCGAACGGCTCGGACTCACCGATGCTGACGTGATCTGGGATCGCCGGTCGGACCGGTGGGACACAGGCCGTCGCGCATGGGAAGCCGTTGATCAGACAGCCGACTTCGGATGCGTGCTCCAAGATGACGCACTGGTGCCGCTCGACTTCATCGCGGGCATGGAAAAGGCGCTGACCTACCTGCCGGAACGCGCGCTCGTGTCCCCGTACACGGGAACACGCAGACCTTCGGCAAGCCGTGTCGAGCGAGCCGTGATCGAAGCGCGCAAGGCTGGTGTGTCGTGGATTCGTATGCCGTCGCTGAACTGGGGTGTCGGCATCATCGCGCCGACAGACATCATCGACCGCATGTTGCCGTGGTGTGACAAGCAGCAGTACCCGAACTATGACCGCCGTATCGGACGCTACGCTATCGACGTTCTAGGTATGCCAACGTGGTGCACGTGGCCTTCGCTCGTGGATCACCGCGACGACGACAGCCTCGTGGGACACGGGCAAGGCCGCAAGGCGCATCAGTTCCTCGGTGAGGACGTTTCCGCGCTCAGCGTGAAGTGGGACAGCTCTTACGTCGATCTTTCCCCGAAGATGGTCGTAGGGCGTCGTTTCCCGAAACGGCCCGTCGCTAGCGTCTTCAACCCGCAGCCGGTCGAAGGTGTAGCGAGAGCGCGCACTGAGCGCGTGGCGAGCAACCGCCAGCGGACTGCGTCGGTGCTTCGCGTACCGCGACAAGGTGCAACACCCGACGCACCTAAGAAGCGTCCGACTTAGCCATTCGTAAGCGGTACACTGATCTGCACGGGGGTTGGCAATGGCGATAGCGCAGTACACGGACAAATTCTGGTATCCAGATGGCACGCTGGCGACAAACATTGCGGTGCGTATCTTCCCGCTAAACTCGAACATCCTCGCGCCGCTGTTTGCTGATCTTGCCGCTACGGTTCCGTTGGATAACCCGCTCACGACCAGCGGAACCGGTGACATATCGTTCTTCGCCGAAGAGGCCGAATACTGGCTGCACATCGACACCGAGACGTTCCGTATCCGGGTCGGTCCCGAACCCATCGACCCGGCCAGTGAAATTGCCGCGGCCGTCCTATCGACGGGCATCACGGCCGGGGGCGACCTCTCCGTGAACGCCGTAAGTTCCTCCGCTATCGACATCGCCCCGCTCACCGGGTACATCACTGATTTCACGCCCGACCCGTTCGCGCCGACTATCACCCGCATCACGTACCCGGGCGGGACGGTGGAAATGGACGCGGGTGCGCTGGCCCGGACGGCCACGGCGTGGCTCATGGACGCGGGCCAAGTCATCACACAGCAAGCGCTACCGCCCTCGAACGCGCAGCGCCGCACCCATATTTTCCTTGGCGTGACCGCACAAGTCGGCGGCGTCATCATTGTCGACCAGTCGCTACCGGTCATCATGCAGCAACCCGCGAACCAGCTCACGGACCTCATGACCGCGCTCGGGGCGTTCAACATCTCCGGGAACCAGATCACCCCCAACGGCGTCAACCGCATGATCGACCACGCCGCCGGGACCCTGTTCTCTCAGGCGTTCAACCACTTCGTGGGGTCGGTACAGACGGACGACCCGCACGTGTCCATCAGTGGCGCGCATTCACCGGTGAACTTCCGCTACGCCACTCGTGACGTGAATGTACTGTTCGGACCGTTGACGAACCTGGTCGACGTGGCGAATTACGATGTCGGCGGCGTCGTCACGCCTGTCGGCGGCGGCGCGAACACCAGCACCATTCACCGTGTGTTCATGTTCGCGAACAATAACCCGGATGACCAGATTGTTTTGCAGTACGGGCAAACCACGTATTCGAGCCTCGCCAACGCCGTCAACTCTATCGGCGCCGGAACGTTCATACCGAACCCGCTCATGCGGGCCGCCGCGTTCCTCGGGTATATCTGTGCCACCCGCACCGCCACGAACCTCTCCGACACCGCGCAAGCGGTATTCGTGGCCGCAGGAAAGTTCGCCACGCCGTAAGGAGGTCCCATGCCAGTTATCAATCCTATCCCGACAGCCGCAACGGCTGGAGGTGCAGCGTTCGGTCCGTGCCAAGCGTGGGATCTGTCGTGCGCTACTTTCCCCGAATCGGTGACGCCGGAGCTTGAAGCCACGGCGGCAATGATCGCTACCGAAATCCTGTGGAACCGAACGAAACGCCAGTTCGGCGTCTGCTCCGTGAAATTGCGCCCATGCCGCAAGGACTGCCTCCCCGCTGGTCCGTGGATTCCCACGACGGGCGGGTGGTACGACTTCACCGGCTCATCGTGGCCGTTCCCGCAGCCCGCACTCATCGGTGGCGCGTGGATCAACATTGCGTGCGGTTCGTGCTTCTCTGACTGCTCGTGCTCGCACATCTCCGAAGTTCGGCTGCCGTATCCGGTAGCTGCAATTACCGAGGTCAGGGTTGACGGCGCTGTACTGCCTTCTACGGCTTATCGCGTGGACAATTTCAACCTGCTGGTCCGTCTCGATGGGGAAGAATGGCCGCGTTGCAATGACATGAACCTCGATGACACAGAGGTCGGGACGTGGTCGGTCACCGCTGATTACGGGCAGGACGTTCCCGAGCTTGGCAAGCTCGCGGCGGGGCAGCTTGCGGTGGAGATCGCCAAGCGCTGTGTCAATGCCTCCGGTTGCGTGCTGCCTTCCGGCACCGTGCAGGAGGTGACCAGGCAGGGCGTGAAGAAAGTGTTCTTCGATTCGGAGACGGCTTTCAAAGGCGGCATGACGGGCATGTACTGGCCTGACCTGTTCATCAAGACGTTCAACCCCTCCGGTACAGGGATGGCGAACATCTTTGACATCGACGGACCGAAGCATCGACGGGTGGGTACCGCCTGATGGTCTTCACTAACGCGAACCCGTTCGCCGGTTACGAACTCGCTGAGCACCTGCGAGACTGTATCGTTCCCTACCTTGAGGGGACAACCACTGGCCTGCCCGGCCGGGTGTGCATCACGACAGGGCAAATCGCTTGGGACGATTGCGAGTGCGGGCAGCTCGTTGTGTCGCTTGACCGGCAATACGAATCCGGTACGTTCCCGAACCCATGGGACGCATCGGAGAACGCTGGCACGCGCAAGTGTGGTCCGCCCATGTTCGTGTTCCAGTACACAGTGTCGATGCTCAGGTGCTCCCCGACCGGTGACGACATGGGTAATCCTCCGCCGTGCTCGGAGATCGACGCAGCGGCCCGTGTGGCTATCGAGGACGCATGGGCGGTACGGGCTGGACTCATGTGCTGCCTGTGTGCCGGTTCCACGCGGACCGATGGCGTGAAGCTGTTTGAGCGGTACACGATCGGACCGCAAACGATGGTCGGACCCATGGGCGGATGCCAGGGGTCAGCGGTCACGGTGCAGATCGGTGTTCTCAACGGTGGCTATCCCTGCGATATCAGCTAGGAGGACCGGTGGCGACATCGAAAACACGGCACTCGACTAACTACGGGAACATTCGCGTCCTCATGACCTCCCCGTCTTCGGGTGTCGTGATGAACCTCCGCGCACGGGCACTAGCTACGCAGGCAGCCGCTAAGCGCCGCCTCAACTCGGACCCGCGTCGTATTGACACGGGCCTGCTCGTGAACTCTATCCAGATTCGGGAGTACATCCGAAACGGTGTTATTGTTGAACGGATCGGTACCGATGTCGAATACGCCAACTACGTGCACCAAGGCACTCGGTACATGGAAGCGAACCCGTTCCTCGTTGACGGATTGCGGGAAGGCTTCACGCAGTTTTCCTAGAAAGGTGACATCATGACTCGTAAGAGCTTTACCACTCGCAAAGACCGCATCGATTTCGACATCGATGAAGAGGTGTTCTACCTCCGGCCGAACGTTTCCGCAGGTCAGATGTTCAACGTGTCGTCCCTCAAGGGCAAGATGGACGCGGCGATGGGTGACCCCGACAGCAACGCGGGAAAAGTGCTCATGCAGGAACTCAGGGAAGTCTTCGAAGAGGAATCGTTCAATCGATTCGAACGGCGATTTTGGGGCGAGTACGGACCCATCGATATCCAGACGTTCAATGAAATCATCGAATGGATCTTCGGCGAAGCACTGGGAAAAGAGCCTACCCCGCAGTCCTAGCACTGACGGACCTTGTTCTGAGTGAGAAGGTCTGGCCTGTTTTCGACGGTTGGTGCGCCTCCCGAGGTATCGACCATGAGGATATGCGTTGGGATCGATGGCTGAACCTGGTGTACTACTTCGCCACGCGCAACGCCTCAACCGAGGACAAAGACAAGTTCGATGCGGCGATAGCCGAACAGGTAGCGGAGTGGAACATGCAGAAAGTGAAGCCGGTCGTTGCGAAGGCACTCGCCGCGACGAAGGACGCCAAGCCGGAGCGCAAGCGTGCACCGAAACCCGCGTGGTATGGCGACGACAAGACGAACACGTTCAATTCGAAAGCAGCCATGGCGACGCTTACTGCACCGGGAGTGAGCGGCAGGAAACGCGGGAAATAGGCGGTACACTGTGAGCGCAGGTTAACGGGGTTGAGGTGCGGTAATGGCTGGTCCGCTCGATGAAGCGTTTGTCGAGATCACTGCCGAGCTTGACACTCGGCAACTACAGCGTGCCGCGCGGGCCGCCAGTCGCACCGTTGAGCGGTCGCTCACACAGGGCGTTGACCGCGCCGAGAAGTCGATTGCACGTGGCAGTGGGCGAATCGGGTCGCAGGCCGGTGAAGATTTCGGCGACGGATTCGGTTCCGGACTGCGTGACACGCTGTCGTCTATTGCTGACATCAAGCTGCCGGTACCGGCTTTTGCCGCATTGGGTCTCGCGCTCTCCGCCGCAGCGGCATCCGCTGTGCAGTTCGCAGCCGCGTTGGCACCCGCAGTAGGCATCGTGGCGGCGTTGCCGTCCGGCATCGGCGTGCTATCCGCAGGGCTGTCTACGCTCAATGTAGCGACGCTCGGAGTAGGGGAAGCATTCGAGGCAGCGGCCACGGGCAGCGCCGAAGAGTTCCAAGAAGCCATCGAGGATATGGCACCTGCGGTGCAGGATGCCGCTCAGGCCATCCGTGACATGATGCCGGAACTTGAAGAGCTACGCGACACCGTGCAGGATGCGTTCTTTCAGGACTTCGATGATGTTCTGAACTCGCTTGCGGAGACGCTGCTTGGTCCGGTCACCACAGGCATGACCGCAGTAGCCACCGAAGCTAACGGCGTCATCGTCGCTCTTGCGGGGGTGGCGACATCGGCGCAGGGCATTGAGTTCGTCAATCAGAGCTTTGACATCATGGCGACGATCCTCGCGCGGGTGCAGGAGCCACTAGCGGCGCTGTTCGGGGCGCTGCTGAACGTCGGCGTAGCACTTAATGATGCCTTCGGGGAGACCGCAGGGCAGGGCATCGCGGCCGTGACAACACGGTTCGCGGAGTTCTTGAACCAAGCCGCCGACTCAGGGCAAGCCGTAGCGTGGGTGAGCGACGCTCTCGACGTGTTCCAGGCGATCGGCGATATCCTCTCCCCGATCATTGGTATCATCGGGTCGATCGGTGCCGCTGCGCAGGCTACCGGCGGCAACATCCTCGGTGTGTTCGGGCAGGCGTTGCAGGTCTTCGATGACTTTCTCGCATCGGCGCAAGGGCAGTCGGCGCTGATCTCGATCTTTGAGGCACTGAACCAGGTGGGAGCGGCGTTCGGTACCGTCCTGGCGAACATTGCTCCCGCGATCCCTCCGCTCTTCCAAGGGCTGGGAAGTATTCTCAGTGTTGTATCGCCTCTTTTGGGTCCACTGTCGCAGCTAGTTGGATCAGTGCTTACTGCACTTGCTCCGCTACTGAATGTAGTTGCCGCTGCTATTCAACCGCTCATCGCCCCGCTGACCAGCGTTATTGAACTGCTCGGACCTATCCTCGTTGATGCGATTACTTCGCTTATGCCCGTTATCGAACTACTTGCAACGTTCTTGGGTGGCGCGCTTGGCGTTGCCATTCAAGTCGTTGCATCAGTGCTTGAGGCACTGGCACCGATCATCACCGTTGTGCTCGACGCACTTCAGCCGCTCATTGAGGCACTAGAGCCGCTGTTCCAGCTCCTCGGCGTTGTCGCAGATCTGATCGGTACTGTCCTTGGCCCGATCATTCAGGTACTCGGTGCTGGCTTGCTGTGGCTTGTAGATAACGTGATTATCCCGTTTGTGATCCCCGTGATTGAACTGCTGATCAACCTACTTGCGGCTGGCCTCGGAGCAACGATTCAATGGGTAGTTCAGCAGTTCCAGGGGGCAGGTGAAGGACTAGCGGTTATCTTCAACTTCATCCGCGAGGCCGGGCAGGTGCAAGTCGATGCCATGATTGCCGCTTGGCGTGTGTTGAGTACGTCTTTTCAAGTGGCGTGGAGCGTTATCAACGCTCGGGTATTCACCCCGCTCAAAAGCGGGATCAACACGGTTAAAAGCGTCGTTTCTGCTGCCCTGTCTGGTATCCGGTCGAGTTGGGACAGCTTCGTCAGCTTCATCAAGGGCCTCCCGGGCAAGATCAGCGGCGCACTCAGCAACATGTTCTCACCACTGGCGACGGGGTTCAAATCTGCCATCAACTCGGTCATTCGCGGGTGGAACAGCCTGTCGTTCTCGGTCCCCTCGGTCGACCTCGGACCGCTCGGCAGCGTAGGCGGCTTCACTGTCTCGACGCCGAACATTCCGCTACTCGCCTCTGGCGCACTCGCCACGGGGCCGACCCTGGCCATGGTCGGCGAAGGCCGGTTCAATGAGGCGATCCTTCCGCTCGGTGACCCGCGCGTAGACAGCTTGCTTGCTTCGGCGTTGAGCCGTGCAGGAGCCGGTAACCAGGACGCACGCGGCGGTGGAGACACGATCAACGCCACCGGTGTCAGCGGTGACAATTACTTCGTAGTGAAGATCGGCGATCGGGAGATCACTGATATCGTCGTGGAGAAGCAGAACGAGATGAACCGCAACCAACTGCGCAGGGCTCGCGCGGGTACCGGAAGGCTCGCATAATGGCTACGTTGACCGCACAGTACTTGCCAAGCTTGGGACGTGTCCGGCTTACCCTCGGTGCTCCGACTCCGAACGTCAGGTACCAGCTCCAACGCTCTACTGACGGCGGCACCACGTGGGTTGACGTGCGCGGCGGGTCCGGCATGGGCACGCAAGGCGTCACTGCCGTAGACGACTACGAGTACACGCCGAACGCCGATAACCTGTACCGCGTGCTAGAGCCGGTCTTCTACGACTCATTCAACCGCGCATATCCAAATGGAGGCACGCTCGAACTGACCGGCTCTGCGACCAGCTATGCCAGCACGCCGGACGCTGCCTCACTGGACCTCACAGGAGATCTTGACATCCGCGTTGATGCCACGATGACGTGGCACAGCATGACCAGTACGCTACTCGGTAAGTATGTTACTACCGGCAATCAGCGCTCATACCGAATGGTCATCATCCCCGAAGGAAAGATCCGACTCGTCTACTCCACGGATGGATCTAACGCGTTCCTGTTCACCTCAACCGTACCTGTGCCTATCACGCAGGGGCGACTTGCCGTTAGGGCCACGCTTGACGTAGACAATGGGGCCGGTGGGCACACGGCTACCTTCTATACGTCCGTAGGCGGTGTGGACAACGGATGGGTGCAGCTCGGAACTCCAGTAACCAGTGCTGGCACGCTTACGCTATTTTCGGGTACGGCACCGCTAGAGGTTGGATCAAGTACCAACGGTACACAGAACCTGTTGACAGGGCAGGTGCACGCGGCGCAGCTTCGTTCCAGTATCGGCGGAACCGTTGTCGCGAACCCTGATTTTTCTGCACAGGCTCCCGGAACCGTCAACTTCGTTGACTCAACCGGCAAGACCTGGACGGTACACGCAGGTGCATCCATCATCACGATCGCACCGGTACCCGGTACCGACTGGGGTACCGCAGACACCGGGCAAGCCTGGAACACCGGCACCTCTTCCAGCGGTTTCGCGGCGTGGGTGAACAACGGCGTTGGCGTAGTCCGGAGCACGCAGCCGAACGGACACATCGTTGAGCAGTTGACCGATGCCATCCCCGGACTAGAAGATGGCGATCTCACTTGGTCCGCAATCTTCCCCGGTTCACATGATTCCATGGACGTATCGGTCGAATGGGGCGCGGGGCTCAGGTCTACCGACTTCGCCAACATGTACGAATCGAACCTGCGGTTTCGCACCGAAGCTGATGACTTCGCGGTTGAGCTGAGTATCGGGAAGTTCGTCGCGGACGTATACACGCAACTGGGAACCGCCACGGTCGGCATTTGGACCCCTGGCATCCCGTGGCATGTACGTTTTCGCGTGCAGGGGACCAGTCTTGCGGCGAAGGCGTGGCATGAAGGCGGCAGCGAGCCTTCCAACTGGACTGTGTTCGTAACCGATACTTCTATCGTTGCTGGTACCGCTGTGAACATGCGGTCTTTCAAGGCCAGCGGTGACGCGTTCGAGCAGTGGTTTGGGCCGATGTCGGCCGATACGATCCCGCCGACTGTCGGTGCCACGGCTGCAATCACCCCGACGCAGCTAGAGACGTTTCTCAAGTCGATCACGTACCCGCTCTTGAACCGGGAACTGGATTGCGTGAACTGGGATGCTCTCAGCCGTGACTCACGTGCGGGATTCTTCGACATCAAAGGGCGTCACGAGATCCTGGCGATCGCCGACGTGGGATCATCCGGATCGTTCACGCTGACGTTCGCTACGGAGGATGACGCCACGCTTCGCGGTGTGCGCTCACTGCTGACGTACGGGGGCATCCTGTACCTGCAACCACCGGGCGACGTTGAGGAGGACTGCCCCACCGATTACTCCGGCATTCCTGACGGGTACGTGATGTGGGACGGGCACGAGGAGCGGCACTCACTGCCGGGAACGAACATCAGGGGTTGGAGCGTCGGCTTCGTGCGGGTGGCCGCTGTAGACCTGAACGGCGTCATCCCCACTACCATCACGTGGCAAATGCTTTGGGACATGATCGGAGCAGACGGCACCTGGGAAGACGTGTGGGCTACGTGGCCGACATGGCAAGATCTTTGGCTAGAAGAGGGTAGCGCGAGCTCGTTCGGGGGGGAAGTGCTGTGACCGACAGGACCAATAACGACCTGGCGGCGTTGCTGACTCCAGCGCCTTCCAAGGGCGTCCAGTTCAG